CTTTGATGACCATGTCCCACCAAAGAAAAAAAACCTTTGGGAATCATAATTGATCACACTGATTGGTTCATATTCACCATAAAGAACTGCCCTGATTGACCTTTTTTGTGTTCTTCTAAGATCCAGTATTTCCCTAAGAAGAAGTTCTTCATGTGTGTCTGTCAGGCTTTCTGTGGATCTTTTGAATGTAGCAAGAAGATTTCCACTTGAATCTTTAATGGCTGAAAGACTTGCTTCTGAAGGCCCTGAACCAAAGTAATATGTCCCAAAATCATATTCTTCTGAAAAATTCAGGTCTGAAATCAATTCATGCCTGATGGAACTTGAAACACCTTCTGCATTGTCAGAATATGCAAGATCAAAATTCACATCCCTGATCAAAAGATATTCATAATTTAATGTCAAATCTTTTGGATCAACAGTGACAGACAACTGTCCATCTGCACCATTTGGAATTGGATCAGTGACAATTGATATACCTTGATTTTTATGGATGTAATATCCATTTGAATCAGTTGTTGAAAAGACATCTTCCACTTCAACATCTATGGTGGCAGGTGTTTCTGCCCAACTTGATCCATTGAAATAGTATGTGCCACATTGAATGGTGACTTCAGCAACAACAGTGTTTCCACCAAGATCAACATTTCCACTTGTATTTCTTGCAAGCCATGTGACAAAAGAGAATTCAAGGTTTCCAGTGCCATCAGCTTGCCAAAATTGTGTCTTGGTCAATGGATTAGTGTCTTCAAACCAATACTGTCTGTTAAACTTTATGCCCTGAATGGTTGATTCATGTTTGAATTCTGACTTGACCTTTTTCAGACCTGCAAAAAAGTTGTTGGAACTTGACCCAAACACTTTCAGATCACTGCCTGTACTAACTGCACCAAGTTGATAGTCAAGTTCAGCAGACTGAAGTGTCTTTGTGTAGTCATACCTGAACCTTCTGACTGCTGATGGTTCTTCAAATGCAGATATCTGAATGATGTTCCATGCACCATCTGACTGTCTAAGTATTGCACCATATGTCTTCAACATATATTCCAGTGCTTGCTTATTGCTTATTGGCTGATCATCTTCAGGATCAGTTCTTCCAAACCTTCTGATCCTTCTTTCTTCATGATAAGAAACACTTAAAATGTCAGAACCTGAAGGTTGTGATGTTTCCACCCATGAAGTGAAAGTGTACACATCCAGTTCATATCCCATTGTGTTCAGGATATCAATGATGATATCAATGGCTTTGTTTCTTGATGTTGACAGTGCATAATCACCAACAAGAAAAATATCTTTTGCAACTATGGTTGCAGATTGATTGCCATAATTTTCTTCAGAAATTTCTATCAGATCAGGAACAACAAGACCTGTCCATATGGTGTCAGTGTCCCTTTTCAGAATGACTTTGTACTTTCCAATTTCTGATCCTGCAATGGTTTCAATGACTGATCTTTGACTTGAATCTTCAACCCTGATCAATCCCTTGCAAGAAGACTTCTGAATGTAGTTTATTTTTCTAAGTGAAAATTGTTCATAGTTTCTGTCAATACTGATTCCAGTCCATTCTGTTGATGACCCTGTGTAATCTTCTTCATGGATTTCAAAGGTGTATGTTGTTGAAGTTGATCCAACAATTTTTTTGTCAACAAAATAATACTTTAAACCGTATGCCATTATCTATCCAATGAATAATTTGCTTCAGAAAGTGCCAAGACCAAATCATTTCCACTGATCTTGAATTCACCACCAAGTTTGATGTTTTGTGTTGACTGACCTGATTTTCCGAATGAAGACATCAAATCATTGTTGTTCATGACTGAACCTGATGTGTTTGGAATAAACAATTCCATGCCCTGTTCACCAACAAAATATGGTGCATTCTTTCTTGCAAAACCACCTGTTCTTCTTCATGTTTGTTTCAACATCCAACATTTCTTGATTCAGCAGTGCCATTCTAAGATTGAATTCTTCCCTGTCAATCTGTTGTTCCTGAAGACTTTGTTGCAATGCAAGTCTTTGGTTCTGCAATGACATCTTTCTAAGTTCCAATTCTTGTGTATTAAATTGCTTTACACCAAAAAGTGCATCAAAAAAACCATTTAGTGTTGAATCAACAAATCCTTGAACTGCATTTTGACCAAAGTTCAACATGGTGTCACCAAATGTCCTTGCTTCCCTTGACAATTCCCTGATCTGTGCCTGAAGTTTTTCAATTTGTTCTTGGTATGCCCTGATCGTTGATGGATCAGTTGCCCTTGATTGAAGGTCTTCAAATTCACGTATGTTCTGTGTCAGACCACCAAAAGATCCTGCAACAGTTCCAAAGTCAACCTTTTCCAGATTCAAGTCCAACATTTCCTGAAGATTGTCAATTGCTTCAGATTCAAACTTTACAGGAACAACAATTGGTTTCTTTGGTGTTATTGGTGTGAAGTCAAGTTCCATGTCAGGAATGACAATGTTTTCTTCAAGAAGCACAACTTCTGGTTCAACTGCATCAACAGATTGTCTTGCCCTTGTAGTCATGACATCTGCTTCCATCTTGATCCTTGTGTCCAATGTGATTGGCTTAAAACCAAACTTCACAAATTCTTCAAAGTTCTTCTTGATGTTTTTGAAACCCAACTTGAATCTGTTGACAGATTTGTTGATTGCATCCTTTGCTGAATCAGGAAGGAAGGCAAAAGCAGTCTTTAGTCCCTGAAATAGTAAAATTGCACCTGCCACATATGGATTCATTCTTCCAATTGCTTTCCCAATTAAGGCAAAAGCAGGAACAACCACTTTCTTGATAGTCAAGAATGAACTGATCATTGCACCAAGTGCAACCATCAATGGTGCAGTCACACCAAGTGCAATTGCAAGTTTTGTGATGGCATTCCTTGAATTTTCAGACATATTTGAAAAATTTTCAGCCATTCCACTGACTGCATCCATCATTTCCCTTAACATTGGAAGCAAGTCTGTTCCAAAGGTGATGGCAATGTCTTTCAGTTCATTTTTTAAGATCAGAACCTGTGATGCAAAAGTTTCATATCTTTTGCTTGCTTCATCTGTCAATGCAGTGTTTTCAGTGAATCCAGTGTTGGCAACAACAAATGCTTCATTCAGTTGGCTAAGGTTTGCAATTACCTTTCCAAATTCTCTTTGAAGCCTTTGATCAGCAAGACCCAACTTGTCAAGAACCATTGTGGTTGACTGCCCATCTTCCTGAATCTTTTTCAGCCCTGCAAGGAATTGAACAATTGCACCACCTGCATCATCCTTGAATGATTGTGAAAATTCTTCAACAGTCATGCTTGCAGTTTGTGCAAAGATTGCAAGATCTTCATTGCCTGTCAGTACTGCATCCCTGATTGTGAAGGCAGTCTTTTGGAATGCAGTTGCAGATGCTTCCACATTACCACCTGATGATGCAATGGCAGTTGCAAAAGCAAGGACATCTGCTTCAGAAAGTTTCAATGCACTTCCAAAACTTGCCAAAGAAGTACCAATCATGATGATTTCACTTTCCATTGAAGCAAAATTGTTCCCCAGTGCAACAATGCTTGAACCTAAGTTTGAAACTTCAGACTGTGAAGTCCCCATGATATTCATGAATCTTGCAAGGGAAAGACTTGCCTGTTCCCCTGAAACATCTGTGGTGTCACCCAACATTGCCATCACTTTGGTGAATTCAACAATGTCATCAGCTTGTACACCCAACTGACCTGCAACACCTGCAAGTTTGTTCAGTTCTTCAACAGGTGCAGTGACTTCTTTTGCAAGATCCCTAAGTCCCTTTTCAATTTCAGCAAACTGACCATCTGTTGCATCAACTGTCTTTCTTATGTCAGCAAAGGAAGATTCAAAGTCTGATGCTAACTTGACAACACCTGCACCCATTGTTGCCAATGGCAGTGTCAATCTTGTGGTCAAGGTCTTTCCAAGTGCAGTGACATTCTTGCTGAATTTTTTCAGTGTTGTTTCTGCATCACCAATTCCCTTTGACAAGTCCTTGATGTCTGCACCTATTTCAACAAACAACTTTGCAATCATGGAAGTCCCCTTCTTTGGTTTGATTTCTTCAGCATCTCAAAGACTTGTTCTTTGGTCAGCTTTTTTTTCTGTATGTCTTCCTGATCCATAGGGAACATTTTCTGTGGTGTCATCTTTCTTCTTGTCTTGTTGTCAAGACCTGAAAAGATACTTACAAGATAGGCATTGTGTCGCATGACATTGAAATCATGTTTGATATTCATGCCAAATGCTTTTGCCATCAGATTAAAATCATACATTGTTGTGGATCTTAATTCATCAGGCTTCATGCCCATCCTGAAACCAAAGATCAGGATTTCATCAATGGTTGTTACTTTTTCACCACCTTCTGTGGTGTTGTCACGTTTCCCATTGATTCCTTTATCAAATCAAATACTTGATTCAGGACATTGAAATCCATTGATCCAATCTGTTCAGAAGTCAGTTCTGTTCCACCTGATGAAGCAAGGCATCGAATGAATAGCTTGATATTTGACACCTTATTCAGTGCATCTTCAAGACCATCAAGTCCAATGCCAACTTCTTCAGTGAATGTTTCCAGTGCATTCAGGTCGAATTTGAAGGCAATTTTCTTGCCATCAATGTTGATGTGTTTGATACCTTTCATATTAAGAGACCACTGCTTCTGCTAATGCACCATTGCCTGTGAAAGAACCAGTCAAGGTTGCAGTGTCTTCATTAGATGCTACAACAGAAACAGATGCACATGATGCAGTTCCTGTGTATGAAACACCTTTTGTTCCACCTGCAAAACCAGTGTCAGGTGTGAATTCAATGCTGACATCAGATCGGTTGATGATGTAGTTGACAATGTCTTGAACACCACCTGTTGTTCCTGTTTCAAAATCTGCAAGACCATCAAGATCCACAGACCAAGATTTTTGTCCTTTGATGTGATTTGCCCATCCTGAAGATGCTTTTGTTGATGCATCAGGAAGATCAAGATCAATGTTCAAAGTACATGAAGTTGACAAGGCAAAGGCATCACCATTGTCTTTCAATAGTATTAAAGTTCCATTTACTGCTGACATAATTATGTTTTTTTGTTTGTTAAAAGTTAAACTTTGAAAAAGATATCAAATTTTTTTGGAATAGTCACTTTTCTTCAATTTTATGCCTGAATCTTATTTCCCTGATAAAATAAGTGTAAGTGCTTGTATTTTCTTTTCTGAAGACATCATTGTCCACCACTGAAGTGATCACATTGAAATTTGTTAAATTAAAAGGAACAGGTCTTGTCCTGATAATTTGTTTTATTTGATTGACAATGTTGTTGATTCTTGACCTTGTTCCACTGTCAATTGAAAACCTGTCAACCACAGAAAGACTGAATGTTGCATCATCCTGAAAAGAAGATTTGGTTGAATCATCTGACAATGTTGTGTTTCCAAATTGAATGTGTGGATAAGTTGCTGATGCAGGTACTTCATCATACACAGGAACAGATGATCCTGAAAGTGTCACATTGGTATTCAACAGTGTGTAATATGCAACCTGAAGTTCTGTTGTGCTATCTTTTGCCATGTTTAATCCTCCAATAATATGAAATCAAAGTCAATGGTCATTGCTCCTGTGTTTGATTTGAACTTCCCAAGAAAACCAAAATCTGTTTCTTCTTCAATTTTTATTGGTGTTTGAAGATCAAATGTTGATGCACCTGATGCAGAATTCACTTCAGTGACTAATCTCATAGCATCATATGGTGCAGTTGTATTCAAAACACCTGTTCTTTTAAACATGACACATACCACCTGTAAAGCCTGAACAATGAATCAGGAAGGTTGACTGCACTTGTCCCATTCAATGTGACTGTGTTACTAACAATGACAAGATCTGTCCCACTAATTGCAAGACCTTCATATGTGATTTGTCTTGCACCTGTACCTGTTGATGTATCATTTGCACTTGATGAAACTATTTCCAATGCAACATTGTTTGTTGGTGTTCTGTAAAAACCTGAATTACATATTGGAACAAAGGTGCTTGACACATTGGGATTCATTCCAAACTTGTGAACAACTGTGTGATTTGGTATTTCACCCCTTGAAACTTGTGTGTGATAATCAAGTTGCTTTTTGTAATATGATTCATGACTGTTGGCTTCATAGTCAGCCATGTTGATGTAGGTATTGTCTTCCCTGATCATCCTTCCAGTCTTCCTGTGCATCTTGACAATGCCCTGAACATTGAAATCATCAGCCATTCTTCGCACCCAATTCTTTTTTGATGTTCTTGATAAGTTTTGGATAAAGTTTGTTGAATGCAGGAAAAAGGAATGGTTGTGCCTTGATACCATTCATGATGACCATCAACACAATAAAATCATGATCTTCTTCAGGTATTCCCTTGAATTTTGCCCAATTCTTGATTGATTCTTCTGCTTCCTTGAAAGATCCTTTTGATTCACCACCTTTGAACTGTTTTGCATATTCTTCCAACCCTGATGGAATGTCAACTTTTGACTTTGTACCAAATTCAACATATGGTGCATAATGTGTATCAGCAACCACAATTCTTTTCAGTTCTTCATTCTTCTGTGTCTTGATACTTGACATCAATTGACTGTTCACGCCTTTTGGTGCATTCATTTTTGCTTCACTTTCAACAAGAAGTGCATTGTCCTGAACCAGTCTGTCCACTTTCTTTGCAACAGTTCTTCCATACATCTTTGACAATGAAATGAATTCCTTGATGCTTTTTTCTTTTAGTTTTGCAGTGATCATTCTGCTACTTCCTCAACTGCATAAAGTTCTGTGTATGTTTGTTCTTCACCCCTGTCTTTGGCATATTCAATGTTGAACTGCCTTCCATCATACTGAATTCTCAAAAGAAAATCATAAGTGCTTCTGTCATATCCTGCACTGACAAAATCATCCCTGTACCTTGTCACAATCTTGTACTTGACCTTACCCTTCAGTCCACCTATTTCATAGCTTTCACGACCAGATACTGCTGATATTTTACCCCATACAGTTGCAAGATCATTCCATGTCTGTGTGTTTCCACCCATTCCATCTGATGACAGTGAATAGTACTGAATGGTGAACCTTTGTTTCATCATCCCAACATTGTATGATCTGTGTTTTGTCTTCATTCATCAGATAAATTTGGTGTATCTTTTAAAGTGTGCCTTTGAACCATTTGGAAGTTCATTGACAGATCCATCAACAAGGTCTTGCCTGTCTTCATAGGAAGAAAGAACTGCCTTTTTCAATCCAATCTTGATGCCATTTGGTATGGTTGTATATCCTGCAACATAAGTGACTTTCAATCTGACCCTTGCAAATGGATGTTCATTGTCATATATCTGTTCAACAACAAGTGTATCACCTGTCAAATAATAGTCAGTGCCTGATGTCAATGTGGTTTCTGTCCCATCATCATCCAAAGTCACCACTGATGTCACGCTTTGGACAGGGAACAATGGAAGGTCAACCCTTTTACCAAATGTTTCAAATTCAGCAACAACAGTTTTTTCAATCAATTGAAATGAATATGTTTGTTCAACAATATCAATGACTTCAGCAACAAGGTCTGCAATCAAAGAATCATCAGTTGATGAATCAACTTTCATCCATGCCTTTGCATCAGCAGTTGAAAGAACATCAGTTGATGCATTTGTACCTGTTTCTGTGGTGCTTACTGTGACAACACCATTCCTTCCAAATTCAGGTGTAGAAAGTGATGACCTAAGAAATGGCATTGTTTAATTCCTCAATCTTTTGTTCTGCTTTGTGTTTTGGTAGTCTGTCAATGATTTGATTTCCCTTCATCACAAAATGCATTGTCTTGGTGTTTTCATCTTTTTCCAAGTGATACTTTGCATTTACTGAATAAGATCTTTTGTCTTCTTTGGTTTCATACAAAAGACCCCTTTCCAACATTGAATTCAGTTCATTCTTTGGTGCATTGAAAGGATCATCAATCTTGTACGGTTTCTTTCCGTGCCTGAAATTTTTTCTGCATCTGTATGGCATAACATCAATAAGTTGGTTTTAAGAAGAAGGATGGCAGGGAATCGAACCCTGCCAAGTTCCAAACATCCTTGTGGTAATTTTAAGAATTACCTGCATTAGTGATGGCAGATGTAAAGTTTCCAAAAGCACCTGCATTAGGCAGATAAGTTGGAAGCGCCAATCGACCACTGATTTGAACAGTCACAAGATCCTTGACAACATTGTCTTGGTCTTGCTCATAGAATCGAACCTGCATTGATTCACGATCAAACAAGGTTGTCAACTGTGCAAAATCAGCAATCAAAAAGTCATCAGCATCCCCATCAGTGTCATTGATTGCATTGGTTGCAATAATAGGTACACCACGCACAACAGGTGTTCTTGTACCAAACACAACATCATTTGGGAAGATGTAACGACCTTCAGAATCTTTTCTGCGTATCATGTCATAGAAACGACCAATTCCCATCATGATTGCAGATGGTCGGTAATTTCTATTTTCAATCTGCTTGATAGCTTCAAGGATCACATCATGTTCCTGTGCATCTGCATCAAGTACATATTGGTCAAGTGCATAGTCAGTTGAAGTGACAGTCAATCCATAAGTGCTATCATATAGCAAATAAGAATCTTCTTCCTTCATGTACTTTTCCATACCACGCAATGAAATATGACTTGCAAGACCAGCAGTGTCATTCAATGCTTCTTTTGAAACCCTGAAATGACAAGCAATCTTTTCAACCACTGCATCAGTTGCAGTCAAGTCAAAGTCATTCTGTCCACTTGAATCACCTTCAGCAGTCACCGCAGTGTTGTCAGTGAAATTTGATTCTTGAATGAATCGAATTTTGTCACTGTTGGTTGTGCCTGTTGGTAGAAATTGCCGAACATGAACCTTTCTTTCAGGATCATACTTCATGCCTGCAACATAGTCAGCAGGAACAACATCATTGGTGTATGCATCACTTTCAGTGATCACTGCTTTGGTGTCCATAGTAAAGCCTGAAGTCTGTCCTGCTTTGAACGCTTCAATCTTTTCCTGTGTGTTTTTGGATTCCAATGCTTTTTGCATTTTAGACATGAAAGATCCACCATTATTGCCTGCACCCAATCGGTTGCTTGACTTTTCAATGGCTTCAATTCGTTCTTTTTGACTTGTGATCAAAGATTCCAAGTTCTTGATTTCACCTTTGGTGGCTTCATCAGCTTCACCGGTTGCTTTAACTTCAGATTGAAGTTTTTCATATCGAGATTCCAAATCAGATTTCAAGCCATCCATGTGACTTTTCACCGATTCAAGACCTTCAGCTGAATGTATCTTCAAGGTGCTTGATCTGTTTTTCAATTAGCAAGAAAGTGTCATCTGTATAGTCACCTTCATACCATGCTTTTGAAAGTCTTTTGTATTGGTCAACTGCATCTTTGTGGCTTCCTTTTGCCATCCCACCAAGTGCCATTTCATTTGCACCCCATGTCACTGTTGACCCTTCCCACATTTTGCATTCTTTGACAATGTATGCATCATCATTGTTTGAATATTCTCTTTGAACAAAGTTGATACCAACACTGTGTTCCTTCAAGACACCATCCCTGTACAATTTAAGAACATCAGTCCCAAGTTCAGTGTCTGTGATCATAGTCTTGAAATAAAGTCCCTTGTCATCTTCCATCAGTGTCATTGGTTTGCCAAGAACCATCAATGGATCATGTTGATACAAATGCATTATTCTGTTCTTTCCACCTGCACCATTTTCTTCAATGGTTTTTTTGAATGCACCTTTCAAAAGCACATCCCCATCTGAATCTTTAAAGTCAAAGACACTGAAATATCCTTCAACAAGTCTTCTTTCAATGTCCACTTCTTTTACTGCTGATGTTGTGTTTTTCAGTATGTATGGCAAATTCATGTTTTTAATGTCTTGTATTTTTCTAAGTGTTGAAAACTTGTGACCAACAACCCTGTCTGTTTCTTGATTGTTTCTGTACAATTTAATCAATGCAACAGGATCATCTTCAGAAGCATTCAAGGCAAAGCCTGATGAACTAAGTGTTGGTGATTTTGTAGCATGGAATGCATCAGGTGGTACTGCAAGGGGAAAGATTGTTGAAATTTACAGAT